GTGCGGCACCCACCGAGATTGTTTCTCGCTTGTAACGGCATTGGTCTTCGATCCAAGCCGCGATCTCTCCCACAAAGCCCGGTGGACGGCGCAGATCAATGCCCGAAAGGTCAATCTCGTCTTGCTCTACCTCTTCAACGATCTCATTCGTCGAGAACGTGACGGGCCACTTCCATCCGCCTGCTTCGGCGTAATGGACGAGGGTTCCGAGGGTGACGGGGTTGGCTGACTTGCCGAAGCTGTGCCATTTTTTGGCCATGTCTGCGGCGTCATGCTTGCTGGATGTACTGGACCAAGCTTCCCAGAGGTCGTAGGCCGTACCAGAGGATGCGTGGTGTAAGGCCATCCCGATCTTGATCCAGACGTCGTAGTCGAGGTCGGTGTTTGTAATGTAAGAGAGCATGTCCCCAAGATCGTTGTAGGATACATCGACAGTCTTGCTCTCGTAGGTTGCGCGATAGCGTTCTGGCTTCTTTAGCAGTTCAAGCAGCGATTGTGGGGCGGCGTCAATATCGCTTGGCGATCCAAACACGGTTTTGTAGCGATTGCCGCTTGCGTGTAAGGAACCCGGTCCGACCACAAAGCCAGAGGATTTGAAGTCAATACCAGCGTATTTATCAATATGCTGCGATAAGGCCATGCCATCGGGGATGCTGAAATACAGGTGCTTCGATCCACCACCCGATCCAGTCTCGACGATTAGGCCTGCGCCCGTAACCTCTGGGAAATCCTTGATCAATTGTTCGTATGATTTGACGCCGCCATTGCGGGCATCTACATCGATGACGAGAAGGCGCTTCACCAATACGCCGTAACCCGTTTCGAACTGGTTAGCCTCTTCAAACGTCTCAAGCTGTTCTTCGGACCATGCCGGTGTGGCGGTCCAGTTGGCCATGATAGGATGCTTCAAAACAGCCTTGCAGTCTTTATTGTGGCAAGTGCAGTGGCCGTCTTTTGTAATGCCATGTAATCCGAAGACGCCGTAACCGGCTTCCCAGAAGTCCCTGTGATTCGTCATTTCAGTCTTGCTTTCCGAACAAATATTGCACGAGCTTTTCAAATGTAGCCATATGCGGGTTGGTGTTTTTGCCGGACGCAATAGACCGTATTGTGTTCTCGTGGAGACCTGTAGACGCTGCCACTTTCGCTAGGTTTCGGTCATTAAGAGCGAATCTGATCCGCTCCATACTGACACTGCTTAAATCATATCGATCCATTTTTTTATCCCTTAAACAATATCGAGGTGTTGACAATCTCACATCATGGTGTCATTTGTCAATACGTTGAAGCAGAGGAGATATGCCAATGGGCATTTTAGATGTAGTCAAGAAGCCGAGTGACCGGCCTGTGGTTGTCACATTATGTGGAGACAGTGGAATGGGTAAAACCACCCTCGCTGCCTCCTTTCCAAAGCCAATCTTTATCCGTGCTGAAGATGGTGTTCAATCTATCCCAGAAAATTTGAAGCCAGATGTTTTCCCGATCATCAATGATGCGGAAGAGCTTTGGGTGCAACTCAAAGGCCTGATGACTGAAGAGCATGATTATAAGACTTTGGTCGTAGATAGTATCACTGCTTTGGAACGCCTGTTTATCGCGGACGTGATCGCGAAAGACAATAAGAAGGCAACCAATATCCAACAGGCAGCCGGTGGGTATGGGGCGGGCCGCGAGGCTGTCGCCATCATGCACCAGCGTTTGCGGAAAGCGGTAGCGATTCTTGCTGAGAAGCGGGGTATGCACACGGTTTTCATTGGCCACGTCGAAATCAACACAGAGAACCCTCCAGACGAGGATTCTTTCGGTAAGTATGGTTTGCGTATGCATGCTAAATCAATGGCACCATATGTTGATGATGTGGACGTTGTGGGCTTTCTTAAGCTTGAGACGTTTACGAAAGGCGATGGTGATCGTAAGAAAGCAATCTCTGATGGCACCCGCGTTCTGATCACCTATGCCACAGCGGCAAACGTGTCCAAGAACCGGTATGGCATTACCGAACCTCTAATCGTTGAGTTGGGTAAGAACCCACTTGAGGATCATATTCCAGCGTTGAAGACTGTAGTTAAGAAGGAAAAGCTAAATGGTTGATTTTTGGGAACTGAGTGACGGCGACGACGTAGCAAAGACGGGCGCTAACTTCGAATCGGGCGGCGGTAGCATGGAGCCACTGCCCGACAACACGACATTGCTTGCGTTTATTGAAGAAGCAAAGATTGACCGGGATCGCGATAACAACCAGTACATTTCGTTGCGCTGGTCGGCACTGGCACCTGCGGAATATAAAAACCGCAAGGTGTTCCAGAAGATTTGGTGCTTGGATGACAAGCCAAAACAAGATGATCCAGTGAAGTACAAGGACAAGATGAAGCGCATGTTGTTCGCGATTGACTTCAACGCAGGCGGTCATCTCGTGGCCAGCGGCAAGATGCCGAATGATGCAAACTTGCAAAAGGCCTTCACTGGCAAGCAGATGCAGATAAAGGTCATGCTCTGGGAAATGGATGGCAAAAAGGGCAATTGGATTTCTGCCGTTATGCCAAAGAGCGGGGCTTCCGCACCAAAGGCAAAGTCGGCCCCAAAGGTTGATGTCGGGGATGACGATATTCCGTTCTAAGGGGCTAGAACGGGACGGGGGCGGTCATATGGCCGTCCCCACTTTCACAACATATGGAGATTAAAATGGTTGAGATTAAGAAAAAACGCGGACGTCCTGCAAAGGCGAAGACATTCATTGAAAACCTTCGCAAGGACGATTTGGAACGTTTGAAGGCGGCAAAGGCTGCCAGTAAGGTGCCAACGATTGATGATAAGGTTGCAACCCTCACGAAGCGCGTTGCCAAGCTCGAAAGCATCCTCGAAGACGCCGTAAATGCTGGTCGCGATCTGCATAAGAAGATTGAAACCTTGTCGAGCGTTCGCCACACTGGATGGCAAGCTCATACTGCTGGTGAAAGCCCGGTTTTCTCAGAAACCGTTGTAGAGGTACTTCTCCGAAACGGTCAAACAAACGGCCCACATGCCGCTGGTAACTTTTTATGGCGTGAATGCGGAAATGGCACCATCGTAGCGTACAAGGTGGTTTGATGACTGATAGATTTTCGCGTGGTTGGGATAAAGATCGTCATAAAGGCAAGCGAATTGCTACGCTATGGACCGACAGTTATATTGATGGCGATGTGACATTTTCATCTTATTTTGATGAACTTAGCACAACCGCTCAAATTGATCTGATTGGCGATGTCATTGGTCTTTTAGAGCGGGAACGCAAAATTATAATGGATGAAGTAAACCCATCCGATGATCTTTGTAAGATATTGGGTTGGCCCTTAAAGGATGAAAGATAATGGAACAGCGCAGCGAGGAATGGTTCAATATCCGAAAGGGTCGTGTTACTGGCTCATCAGTGGGAGCCATCCTCGGTGTGTCTCCTTTTGTTAAGTCTTGGGATGTAATGCGCCGAATGGTTCGCGACTGGCATGGAGCGCCAAGCGAGTTCACTGGCAACATTGCCACCGAATGGGGAACGCGCAACGAGGCTGGGGCGCTTATCGAATACGAGATGATAAGCGGTAACACTGTCACCCCTTGCGCGTTTTACCAATACGAGGAATGGCTTGGCGCAAGCCCAGACGGCCTTGTCGGAGATAAGGGGCTGGTTGAAATCAAATGCCCGTTCGGCATTCGTAACAATAAGCCCCCACTGTTTAAGACGGCAAAGCAGCAGCTCCACTATTATGCCCAAATGCAGGTACAGATGTTCGTATCGGGGCGCGAGTGGTGTGACTTCTATCAATGGACACCAAATGGCGATTCGCTTGAGCGAATTGAATTAGACACAGCTTTTCTTTCGACCGTGCTACCGGTGTTAAAGAGATTTTTCACAGACTATCTGGAACAGCGCGAGTTTCCTCACGCGGAGAAATATTTAGATGGGCAAGAGAAGCAATTACAAGCCACACAAGCTTGACGCATACGCAACACCAGAAGAGGCGGTCCTGCCTCTCCTTAAGCACCTTCCCAAGGCAACATACTACGCCGAACCATGCGCTGGTGACGGTGCGCTGATCCGCATCCTACAAAAGCATGGCCACAAGTGTGTGGCGGCATATGACGTCGCGCCACGGCATAGGATCGTGCAGCAGGGAGACGCGTCATTTTTGACACGTGAAGATATGAAGCGTGCTGACTTTGTGATTACAAATCCCCCATGGGGGCGCGAAGTTATGCACCGGATTATTGAGCAGTCGTTTTTCTGGGGTCCGACATGGTTCCTGTTTGATGCGGATTGGATGCATACCAAACAGGCAGCGCCATACCTACCGCACTGCAAGAAGATCGTATCCGTGGGGCGCGTGAAATGGATCGCCGATAGCAAGAGCGCGGGAAAAGACAATTGCTGCTGGTATTTGTTCGATTTCGAAAGCCAAGAACCAACCGTGTTTGTGGGGCAGTAAATGAAATATTTATCAGTATGCTCTGGAATCGAAGCGGCAACAGTTGCTTGGCATCCTTTGGGATGGAAACCGTTAGCTTTCAGCGAGATTGAGAAGTTTCCACGGAAAGTATTAGAGCACCATTACCCTGACGTGCGTTTAGAAGGTGACTTCACCGTATTGCGCGAACAGGATTGGATTAAAGACGCGGATGTGCTTGTCGGCGGTACGCCATGTCAGGCTTTCAGCGTTGCTGGACTTCGTAATAGTTTGGGCGATGACCGAGGCAATCTAACCCTTGAATTTGTGAGATTAGCAGATGCAATTGACGATCTTCGACATATTGGAACCATCATCGTCTGGGAAAATGTCCCCGGCGTCCTCTCAGTCAAAGATAATGCCTTTGGATGCTTCCTCGGTGCCATTGTCGGAAATGATGAACCCCTCGTCCCGACAGGGGGAAAATGGACAAACGCGGG